TACACTACTAATTATAAGAGAAGACAAAAAAAAGACCCCCTCAAGTGAGGAGGTCGAGACGTAATTATACCTATTACTTTACATAAGGTTTTGAACCTTAACTCTTCTGTAGTAACGGTTAGAACCTGCAGTGATTCTTCCAAGACCTTGAGTTGTACCTTCAGCATATGGGTTGGAAACCATACCATATCTGGTCTTGAATCCAATTTTTGGCTGGAAGGTGTCTTGTCCAACTGCTCTTACCATCTGTAATGGAACGTAAGGACAGTAGAATAATCCTGCGTCATAAGGTGAAGAACCTTTGTAACCCATAACGTAGTACTGATCAGCAGATAGGTTAGCAGCGAATGGATCGATGTATACCTTGAATCTTCCGTTCAATGTACCTGCGAATGTGTTACCTGTGTCGTCAACTGTTAAGTTAGCGTTTAGAGCAGGAGTGTAGTCTAGTTGACCTGCAGCAGCAAGTGCAGAAGCAACGTCAGCAGAACATAGGATAATGTTACCCTTTCCTCTACGAGTTTCCTGTGCGATTGCGTTTGCATCTCTTTCAAGTTGGAACATCATTCCCTTGAATTTCTCAACCATCCATCTTCCGTTAGAGTCAACGTCTAAGTCGAAGATACCACCTGATGCAGTGTTTGTTTGTGCACCGGGTCTTGCAACCTTGTAGATTGTTCTGATGATTTCTCTGTTGATCTCAGCAAGTATCTCTGTTGAGAGGATATTTGCTAATTCTGCTTCTGCATCTAGACCGTGGATTGCCTTCAAGTCTTGAGCAAGTTCTAAACTGTACTCTGCCTTTAGTGCTCTTGATCTTGCTGCAACAGTAACCTTCTCGATGCTGAATGACATCTCTCTGAAGTCATTACCTGCTGCATCTCCTAAAGATTCAAGTGATGTTGCATCAAAACCTTGTCCAACTGAGTAGTCGTTAGCAGAACCACCATTTAGAATGGATGGGTTTGTACCACCTTGTGCAGTTGTACCGAAACCAACGTCTGTTCCACCGTCAGTTGTGTTTAGTGCATAGTCACCTTGTGCAAGTGAAGCGTTATCATCCTGTGCAGAGAATGCAGAATCTGGTTCGTTGAAGAATGCTTCTGTTCCTGACTGGTTGTCGTAACGTGTTCTCATTGCGAAGATCAATCCTGTAGGACCGTTCATTGGTTGAACGCCTGCTAGATCGTATGCCACCAAGTTAGGCATTGCTCTTCTAATCAATGAGATTAGAACTGGGTCGAAACCTGCAACAGGTCCGGCGTCAGTTGATCCACCACTAAATCCGGGAGTTCCGGCGGAGGCTCCACCGCCACCTAGTGATGTTGTAGGAGGTGCTTCTGTAAGGAATGCACGTTCCTCTCTTAAAAATCTTTCTTGGTTTTCTAGAAGTTGTGCGGTAACCGCTTTCCTATGATTATCAGATATCTTATCAATACCTTCTGCCTCTAGGAGAGGTTGCCACTTCTTCTGTAATTGAGAAGAATTAAACATAGTTGTTGTGTTTTAGTTAATTTACTGGTACTTAGTTAGTGCCTGAATGTATGACTCCATAGCAGGGGTATGTTCCTCTACTGGTGCATCTTCAGAGATAACTTCTTGTGAATTTGCCTCTGGTTTCTTAGGAGCGAAATATGTCTCTCTAAGAGTAGACAATTTTTCACGATATTGTACTTCACTTTCAAACTCAACGCCTTCTGCTAGATTTGCAATCTTCTCTTTTTGAGATAGTGCAAGACCTTCACAGACTTCATCTAGGATGTTGTCGGAAACAGATGTCGCTAAACGCTTTGTTAAACTAACGTTGCTCTCAATCTGTTCATTGAGTTTAGTCTCCATATCATCTAATTTTTCGACCATTGCCTCAAGTACATCATATTTTTCATCAGGGATGTTTACATAATGTTCTTCAAAAAGGTTCTTGAGACCTGTCATAAAGGACTCAGAGAGTTCTCCTCTGATTCCTGATTCTAATTGAAGTGTGTTCTCAGTGAACCACTCATTTGATACGTACTCTAGGTAAGAATCAATTCTCTCAGTAAGTTCTTTCTTAATAGATTCAACTTCTTCGATAAGGTTTTTATCGTACTGAGCAGACATCGCCTCTTTTGCTTCGGCGATTCTTGATTTTACAACTGCCTCGAAAACGGTAGTTGCTTTATCTTTGAACTCATCAGAGAGTTCTTCACCTTCAAGAAGTGCTTGAACGTCTTGTGTAAGATCGATCTCTTCTTCTTGGATAACATCTTCTACCTTTTCCTCAGTCTCTACCTCTTCGTTGGCACCTTTGCCATATCCACTTGACTTCATGCCAACTGGACCAAGAGGACCATCTTGTTGAACTGTACCTGCAGTTCCCTTTGTTTGTGGATCGCCTGTTTGAGCGAACTTAGCAGATGGAGTCTTCAACTTGTTAGAGTTGTCTGTAGACTTGGAGTTTTGAGGAGTAGGACCGCCGAGATCCTCAATTGCACCTGCGTCTGGGACGTAGTTTGGTGCCTTTGGCATTGGATCGGCAGACTTAGCACCTTTCGTTACCTGATTTTCCATCTCATGTAGTGTTTTTTCTTCAGCCATTATGGTTCCGAATGTACTTAGAATGTGTTAATATTATTATTTATAAGTTAGATAAGAAGTCCGCGAAGAGACGCAACTTGTTTGCCTCTAGAATTTCTTTATCTACCATGTTATTTATAGACTTCTTAACCTCGTTGCATTGCATTTCACGCAAAACGTTTCCTTCCCATACCCATTCCTTACCTTCCATGATGCCATCTACGAAAGCATCTGGGGCAGAAGGGTCTGCTACTATATCAGCAGCAGTGGCAAGCATGAAGTCTTCACCGACGTGGTTTACACCATCAATGTTCTTGATAGAACCCATACCACGACTGGAAACTCCGAGTTTCACTCCTTCAGAGAGAAGAGATTCCGCGATTTTTCCCATAGGTGTTGATAAGATCTGTGCCTTACCAATAAAGTTATTTCCCTCTTGAGTAAGAGAAACAATTTTATGAGATACTCGATCTAAATTTATTGCCGGTCCATCTGGATGTCCCAACTCACCAAGAGCACGACCCTTATCAGTGAATGATTCGTTATATCGATTCACTTCTTTGATCATTGTGTCTAGTCCATAGAATCGTTTATTACGATTCACCACCTCTGCTTGTAGAAATGGTCCTTGAATATAGAGAGTCTTCTTACCACCTTTTTCTTCAGCAATAATTTCAACTGATTCGATTTCTTCTGCTATAAGTTTCATCCTAGTTGTACCTCATTGATGTATAACTCACACCCACTTGCAGAAGAAGGTTTTAATATCGGAATTACTGATTTTGCTAAAGTTGCAGTTCCTGTGAATGCACCTAATGCAGATGTATTGGCAGTGACTGTGATTGTAGTCTTATACTCATTCTTTAGAGTACCGCCAGTAACAGCAGTAACAGGTACATGCTTTATAGTTGTGTTATATCCACCAACTGCAGATCCAGTTAGCGTGACAAAATCACCTTCTACAATTTTAGTGTCTCTACTTTGGACTTGTAGAACTGTAGATGGATTACCTTTTGTGATTGCTATGATAGTTGCGGAAGCAGGGTGTGTATATCTTAGTATCTTATCATCCTGTTTATTCACATGAATTGAAGATACACCAACTGCTGATGTAGTTGTATTACATACCCCAACCAATCCACCACCTTTTGCAGCAGTAGCAGAACCATGTAATAGTCCTGTCTTCACAATAAATGAATCACCAGTAACTGCTGTAGCATTAGCACTACTCAAGATACCGAGGTCTGTCACCTGTTTTAATGGTTGAGTCATTCTTCTTCTTGTGTTTCTTGTGAAATTTCGGTTTCAGTTTCAGTTTCAAGTTCAGATTCAGTCTCTGGTACTTCCTCTTGTTCTGGTGTACCAAATAGAGAATTAGCAACTGAGGGTTTGAACTCATCAACTTTATCTGCTGCTTTTACGATCAAAAGATCTTTAACAGCGTCTTGCATCTCAGATGGTGTTGCACCATTGATCATCATATCAACTAATTCTGCTGATTCCATATTGAATTTTTATATAGTATATCTATTTATACTTATATTTTAGCTTTCTTTATGTCTATGCCGGGTGATTCCGTGCTTTTACCGTTTGTATCTGGGTCTTTTCCGTTCTTTCCAAGGTTGGTTGTCGCCCTATCAACTTCCATTTGACCTTGTGCTATTGCTTGCTGCGTTTCTAGAGGTACACCAACACCTGTTGCATTTTCCTCTTCCATCTCTTTCTCTAGTTCTATCATTTCTTCCTCTGTTTGACGTAAAATCTTACGCTTTACAAAGTCACGAGAGTAGTAAGTGCCGATGTATGGTTCTATTTGTACCATTAGATTCAAACGTTCATTCATCAACTCAGTTTCTTTGAGTTCTGCAAA